TGTATTCGTGGCCCCGGCTTTGAGATCGAGCTAGCCGAAGTTGAGGCGGAGAGCAAGTTTGACTTGAATCTGGCCGAAGAAATGGACGACAGCGCCATTGAATCCATGGCTGGTGACTTGGCCGGTGACATCGAAAACGACAAAGGCTCACGCAAGGAGTGGGAGAAAGCCTACACCGAAGGTCTGAAATTGCTGGGCTTGCAGGTCGAAGAGCGCACTGAGCCTTGGAACGGGGCGTCAGGCGTGTTCCACCCCATGATTACCGAAGCGGTTGTTCGGTTCCAGTCCGAGTCGATCACCGAGACTTTCCCTGCACAGGGGCCGGTCCGCACCAAGATCATTGGCAAAGAGACCCCCAAGAAGCAAGAAGCGGCCCGCCGTGTCGAGACCGACATGAACCACGAGCTGACAGACGTGATGCGCGAGTTCCGCCCAGAGCACGAACGCATGTTGTGGTCACTGCCAGCTACCGGCTCCGCCTTCAAAAAGGTGTACTACGACCCGAACCTAGGTCGTCAGGTGTCGATGTTTGTGCCCGCCGAGGACATCATCCTGCCGTACGGCACGACTGACTTGGACACCTGCTACCGCCTGACGCACGTCATGCGCAAGACCAAGAACGAGATCATCAAGCTCCAGCAAGCGGGCTTCTACCGCGACATCGAGTTGGGTGACCCGACCCGCGAGCAGACCAACATCGAGAAGGCCAAGGACAAGGAGACCGGCTTCAACGACCTGAACGACGACCGCTACATCCTGCTGGAGTGCCACGTTGACTTGGACCTCAAGGGGTTTGAAGACAAGGACGACGAGGGCGAGCCAACAGGTATTGCGTTGCCGTACGTAGTAACCCTTATCAAAGGAACCAACGATGTTCTGTCCATTCGACGTAATTGGCGCGAAGACGACGATCTCTGCCTTAAGCGGCAGCACTTCGTACACTACCAATACATTCCCGGCTTCGGTGCGTATGGCTTTGGATTGTTCCACCTTATCGGGGGTTTCGCCAAGTCAGCAACTAGCATCATGCGCCAGCTCGTGGACGCCGGGACACTATCGAATCTACCCGGCGGTCTCAAATCCCGAGGACTTCGGATCAAGGGTGATGACACTCCGATTGCACCGGGTGAGTTCCGTGACGTAGACATCGGCTCCGGCGCACTGCGGGACAACATCCTGCCACTGCCATATAAAGAGCCGTCAATGGTCTTGTTCCAGTTGCTGGGCACCATCGTTGAAGAAGGCCGTCGCTTCGCAGCTACTGCGGACATGAAGGTGTCGGACATGTCGGCCAATGCCCCAGTGGGCACCACGCTGGCTCTGCTGGAGCGTCAGCTCAAGGTTATGTCGGCTGTGCAGGCGCGTATGCACTACGCGTTCAAGCAGGAGCTGCGTCTGCTGGCCAGTCTGATCCGTGACTACACGGACATGTCCTACGAGTACGAGCCAGAAAAAGGCGGGCGTCTGGCCAAGGCCGAGGACTACAGCTACGTGGACATCATCCCCGTGAGCGACCCCAACGCGGCAACCATGAGCCAGCGCGTGGTGCAGTACCAAGCGGTCATCCAGATGGCTCAGATGGCCCCGGACATTTACGACTTGCCGCAGTTGCACCGCAACATGCTGGAGGTGCTGGGCATCAAGAACGCCGACAAGCTCGTGCCGATGCCAGACGACCAGAAGCCGAAAGACCCGGTGACCGAGAACATGCAGGCGCTCAAGAACGAGCCGATGAAGGCGTTCATGTACCAAGACCACGAGTCGCACATCAAGGTCCACATGTCCGCGATGCAAGACCCGATCATCATGCAGTTGGTTGGCCAAAGCCCCAAGGCTCCGATGATCCAAGCGGCCATGATGGCCCACATTGCCGAGCACGTTGGCTTTGCGTACCGCCAGAAGATCGAGCAGCAGCTCGGTATGCCCCTGCCACCGGAAGACGAGAAGCTCCCGCCAGAGATCGAGATTGCCCTGTCCGGCATGATGGCCCAAGCCGCGCAGCAGGTTCTCCAGCAGAGCCAAGCATCGCAAGCCCAGCAGCAGGCGCAGCAGCAAGCCCAAGACCCCGTGCTCCAGCTCCAGCAGCAGGACATACAGATCAAACTGAAAGAAGTGGAACTCAAAGAGAAGAAGCTGGCCATCGACGCCGCCGCCCGTTCGGACGAGTTGGAGCTTAAACAACAAGCACTGGCGGGCAAGATGGAACTCGATGGGTTGCGCGTTGGATCGCAGATCAAGCAGGCCGAGGCCAAGCTGCAATCCGACCAAGAACGAGAAGGTGTCCGCATGGGCATCGACATCGCAAAGAGCCGTCAACAAGCGGCACAGAACAACCAGCAAAGGAAAGGTCCGGCTAAATAAATGATTCAAGACTTCGCACGCGTGTTGCGCGAACAAATACGCAAAGACATGAACAACTACGCTGACGACGCCGCCAGCGGAGCATGTCGCTCATTTGAGGAATACCAAAAACTTTGCGGAACCATTCAGGGTCTGGCTATCGCAGAGCGCTATGTAATCGACCTTGCTATGAAAGTGGAGAAAGCAGATGAGTGAACTAAGTCTTGATCCGGGCGTATTTGCCCTCCCCGAAGCCATCCAACCGACTGAGGCTCCAGCCCCAGAAGCGACTGATGAAGAAAAGGCCCGACAGCTTCCCGACCCCAAAGGTTGGAAACTGCTGTGTGCGGTGCCTGACGTTGTTGAGACTTTCGAGAATTCCTCGATTGTCAAAGCTGGCCAGTTCATGAAACAAGAAGAACACGCCACAACCGTGTTGTTCGTCATGAAGGTCGGACCTGACGCGTACAAAGACACCACCAAGTTCCCAAGCGGTCCGTGGTGTGAGGAAGGTGACTTTGTGCTCGTGCGTACGTATTCCGGTACGCGATTCAAAATCTACGGAAAAGAGTTTCGAGTCATAAACGACGACATGATCGAAGCAGTTGTGCAAGACCCTCGCGGTTTAACCCGCGCTTGAAGGAGCAGTAAATGGCAGGTGAATTTAAATTTCCTGATGAGCAGGAAGAAACTGTTGTAGTTTCGCAACAGGACGACGGCGATATTGAAATTGAAATTGTCGATGACACGCCTGAGCGTGACAAAGGCCGCAGGCCCTTAGACCGGGAAGTGGTAGACCCCACTGATGCCGAGATTGAGAACTACACCAAGGGTGCTCAGGACCGCATCAAGGAACTGACCCATGCCCGTCACGACGAGCGTCGAGCCAAAGAAGCCCTTCAGCGGGAAAAGCAGGAGCTTGAGCGTCTTGCCCAACACATGCAGCAAGAGAACCAAAAACTCAAACAGTATGTGGATAACGGCACGCAGCAGTACAACAAGATGGCTGAAAGCGCCGCCGAAGCCGCATTGGACAAAGCCCGCCGCGATTACAAGATTGCGCAGGAAGCGTTTGATACTGACGGTATTATTGCGGCGCAGGAAGCACTTACTGAAGCCAAGATGAGTATTGCGGCGACAAAAAACTTTCGCCCGGCCCCTTTACAACGTGAAGAAGATGTTGTACAAACAAGACAACCAGCACCCCAACAGGTGCAACCTGACGAAAAAACGCTGCGCTGGCAGGCAAAAAACCAGTGGTTCGGGTCTGATGGGTTTGAGGAAGTTACCAGCTTTGCACTAGGGCTGCACCAAAATCTAGTCAATAACGGGATTGACCCGCGTAGTGATGATTATTTCGAGCGCATTGACGCACGCGTGAAGTCAAAGTTCCCCGAAGTTTTTGGTGGAACTGAAGATCGTAAGTCAAGTGAGTCTTCAAAACGGCCAACCTCGGTTGTTGCCCCCGCAGCTCGTTCTTCGGGCGCAAAGAAAATCCAGCTTACCCAGACGCAAGTTGCGCTGGCAAAGAAGTATGGACTAACCCCGCAGCAATATGCTGCTGAAGTTGCAAAATTGGAGAGAAACAATGGCTGATCCTCGTACCCCCCGTGACCTCGTGTCCCGCGATAAGACTGCTCGTCCTGTATATGTGCCACCTTCGGCGCTGCCTGATCCGACTCCAGAGCCGGGTTATGTGTATCGCTGGATCATGACGCATTTGCTTGGCGAAGCGAACCCAACTAACGTGTCTCGTAAGATGCGCGAAGGCTGGGTGCCGGTGAAAGCCGTTGACCATCCAGAACTGATGCTGGTGGGTAGTGACAAAACAGGAAACGTCGAAATCGGTGGCCTCATGCTTTGCAAGATGTCGTCGGAGATGGCCAAGTCCCGTGATGAGTACTACAACACGCAAGCTCAGAACCAGATGGACTCGGTGGACAACCACTTCATGCGAAATAACGACCCTCGGATGCCGCTGTTTGCTGACCGCAAGTCAACAGCCAGTCGCGGACAAGGATTTGGTTCAGGTTCTAAATAAAGGAGTGCCTCATGGCATCAACTGCATCCCCCTACGGCCTTAAAGCCGTCAACGAACTGGGCGGTCTACCTTATTCCGGTAGCACGCGTCAGTTTTTGATTAACCCTGCGGGTTACAACACCAATATCTTCAACGGAAGTATTGTTGCTATTAACACTAGCGGTTTTCTGGAAATTGTCACTACCAATGGTATTGCGGCTACGCCATTTCCGGCAGGCACAATCGGCGTTTTCGTCGGCTGCTCCTACGTAAATTCGCAAGGTCAGGTGATCTACGCTCAGTTCTATCCCGCCAACTACGTTGCTCCTGCTGGCACTGCCATCACTGCATACGTTATTGACGACGACCGTGCTGTGTTCCAAGTTCAATCTGTCGGCCCCGTGGCACAAGCTGCTTTGGGCGCTAACGTGTACCTGAACGCTGTTCAGTCCACCTCCACAGGTAGCACTATTACTGGCAACTCCAACTCGGCAATCATCATCGGCTCTTCTGCTGCTGCGACCACCGGCTGGGCTCTTCGCGTTGTTGGCTTCGTGGACATGCAAGGCTTCTCGACTGTTGGCGACGCCTTCACCGATGTGCTGGTTAAGTTCAACCCAGTGGCCCATTCGTATTCCAACCCACTCGGTGTTTAAGGAGCTAAATCATGGCAATTTCACGCGCACAACTACTTAAAGAACTGCTCCCCGGCCTGAACGCATTGTTTGGTCTGGAATATGCTCGCTACGGCGAAGAGCACAAGGAAATCTACGAGACTGAGAAATCAGAGCGCTCGTTTGAAGAAGAAACCAAGCTGTCTGGCTTCGGTGCTGCACCAGTGAAGAACGAGGGCCAAGCCATTGCTTATGACAATGCGCAGGAAGCCTTCACTGCACGTTACAGCCACGAGACCATTGCTCTGGGCTTCTCGATCACTGAAGAAGCGGTCGAAGATAACCTGTACGACAGTCTGTCGGCTCGTTACACCAAGGGTCTGGCTCGCGCTATGGCCTACACCAAACAGGTCAAAGCTGCTGGCGTTATCAATAACGGCTTCAGCGGTTCGTACCTCGGCGGTGACGGTGTGTCGTTGTTTGGCGTCAACTCTTCCAGCGCACGCGTGGGTCACCCACTCGTCAACGGCGGCGTTAACTACAACAGCCCCACCACTGGTGTTGATCTGAACGAAACCTCGCTGGAAAATGCTGTGATTCAAATCGCTGCATGGACTGATGAGCGTGGTCTGCTGATCGCCGCTAAGCCACGCAAGATGATTGTGCCGCCTGCGCTGCAATTCGTTGCTACCCGTCTGTTGGAAACCAACCTCCGCGTTGGCACTGCTGACAACGATATCAACGCGTTGAAGAACAACGGTTCGATCCCTGAAGGCTATGCCATCAACCACTTCTTGACCGACAGCAATGCTTGGTTCCTGATGACTGATGTGCCAAACGGCCTGAAGCACTTCGAGCGTACAGCTCTGAACAACTCCATGGACGGGGATTTCGACACGGGCAACGTCCGTTACAAGTCCCGCGAGCGTTACAGCTTTGGCTGGAGCGATCCATTGGGTGCTTGGGGCTCGTCCGGTTCGTCTTAATTGACGGCTGAGTAAGTTAGGGTTGGGGGTTCCCGGCCGCTTACTGGAAAAGGCACCTTCGGGTGCCTTTTTTGTTGACACACTTTGAAAAAGGTGTATATTGCAAGTACTCCGGGTCTTCCGGTGTATCAGACAGTCCCGGCTGACGACATGCAGACTGATACGCCTATCTTGCATGTAAGGAACCAATCATGGCATTGACCACATTCTCCGGCCCAGTCTCTTCCCTCAACGGCTTCATCGGCGGCACTGCGACCTCCCCCATCACTCTTACCACGGCCAGCAACGTGTCTGAGTCGTACGCCACATCCTCCGCTACCACTGGCGATACCCGCCTGTCGTACAACCGCTTGGCTTTTACCTCTACAGGTTCTGGCGAGACCATCCGTGCCCTGACTCAAGTCACAGGTGTTGGTGGCGCTACGGGCGGCACAATCAATGGTGCTCACGTTAGCTTGAGCGTCAACGGTTCGGGCACTATTTCCGGTGCCGGTAACGCTCTTCGCGCTACTCTGGGTGGTACATCTACAAACCCCGGCGGAACATTGGCAGCTATTCAAGCTGACTCCAACTTTGCTACTGGTGGTACTTGGACTAACAGTTCATTCATCCGCTTTACAAACAGCGGAACAGGCGTTATTCCTAACTTGTTCAATGTCCCAGCCGCTATGGTTGTGGCTGATGTGGTCGCAGACTCCTCCCACACAATTAAAATTGTGGACAGCGCCGGTACTGCGTACTACCTGATGGCAACTACTACTGCGCCTTAATATGCAGATCACCAAGGAATTCTTGGAATCTGAGATACGTGACCTTGAGACTGAAGCGCAGAAAGCTCAAACCTTTTTGACTCAGGCTCAAGCCACGATCCAAGCATACAAGATGCTCATAAACAGGCTAGACGCACCAGAACCGGAGCAAGAAAATGGCAATGCAATATGATGTTAAGTCGCAACACGGCGGGGCTTCCGGCTTGATGGTTTCGTACCGTACTCGCCTTAAAGGCGCGGTTGTTTTTCCTTTTTCTGGTGCTACAGAGTACACCGTTTTGGTAGACGACATTAGTATTAGCGGAACTTACTCAAGAGCCACTACTATGGCGACGGTTACCGCGACAAACCACGGCCTAAAAGCAGGCGATTGGGTTTATTTGGACTGGGATTTGACGGATAACCCGTACCAAGTTCAAACAGCCGCTACTGCAGACACGTTTATTGTGACTGTTGCGAATTCTGGTGCAGACAGCGGAAATGTCACGGTATGGAATGATGTGCTGCTGCAATTGGACGCATCAAATCAAACGGCGTACAGTGTGCCGATTCCCGGCGAAGGTGTTCTTGCCCATTACGGCATACGCCTTTTCTTGGGAGCCAACACGCACATTACGGTGTTCTATGGCTAAATCACCAGCATGGACACGCAAAGAAGGCAAGTCGGAGAAGGGCGGGCTCAACGCGAAGGGCCGAGCTTCCTACAACAAGGCCAACCCCGGCAAACCCGGTCTGAAGGCCCCTCAACCCGAGGGCGGCAGCAGGCGCGACTCTTTCTGTGCCCGGATGTCCGGCATGAAAAAGAAGTTGACCAGCGCCAAAACAGCCAAAGACCCGGACAGCCGCATCAACAAAAGCCTTCGGGCTTGGAAATGCTGATATGAGCACGCCCGAAATCCTTACCGCCCGTGAACTTGCCACCCATGCTGCTGATATTAAGCACATGCAGGAGGACATGGACAAGATGCTTGAGAGCATGAAAGCCATGCAGGTCACGCTGACATCCATAAACTCCACCCTGTCTGAAGCCAAAGGCGGTTGGAAAGTCCTGATGTTGGTTGGCGGCGCGGCTGGCACGGTTGGCGCTGGGATCGTACAGTTGGTCCATTGGTGGAGCAAGTAATGCCCAGTAGCTCCAAAAAACAACACAATTTCATGGCGGCTGTGGCCAATAACCCAGCATTTGCCAAGAAAGCAGGCGTCCCACAGTCCGTGGGACAGGACTTTACCAAGGCCGACAAGGGCCGCAAATTTTCAAAAGGTGGTGACACTATGGCTTCCAAAATGAATCCCGGCTTCATGGCAATGATGGCTAAGAAAAAAGGTGCTGACGCACCTGCCAAGGGCAAAGACGCTCTGGCCAAACACGCGTCCAAGCCTGCTTCCAAAGCACACGCGGGCCTCAAAGCCGGTGGCATGGCCAAGGGTGGCGGTATCGAGTCCAAGGGTAAAACCAAGGGCACGATGATTAAGATGAAATCTGGCGGCAGAACCTGCTAAAAGGAAAGATCATGGCGACTAAACCGGCAATCGTTACCAAAAAGCAGCTCGAAGATTCGGGCTTTGATAATCTGCGCGATTACTTGAACGCTGAGCGCGGTTTGACTCGCCGTGACGGCCAAGTCGCAGTTCGCAAAGGTGAGATGGACATCAAGAGTCCTGCTGAAAAACGCAGCGCTACCCGAATGGCTGATGTTGCCGCGCAGAAACCTAGCGCTGAGCGCCGCAGCGACACGCGTTTGCGCGATTCGCAAAGTGCGTCTGCTTCCTCAAACGACGCCAATATGCTGCTTGTAGATTCTGCCGTGAAAGAGATTGGTGGCGGTCGTTCAGGTGGCCGAGGCGGTGCTGAAGCCGGTGAAGGGTCTGAGTCAAAACCCGCAGGTGCCTTTCGTGGCACGCGTTCTGACCCAAAACCTGAAGGTGCTTATCGCGGCACGCGTTCTGACCCAAAACCTGAAGGTGCTTATCGCGGCACGCGTTCTGATATGAAAAAAGGTGGCGCAGTCAAGAAGATGGCTTCTGGCGGTTCCGCGTCCAGTCGTGCTGACGGTATTGCCCAGCGCGGCAAGACCAAAGGACGGGTCTGCTAAATGATGGCAAGCCGAGGCATGGGGGCAATCTCCCCCAGTAAGATGCCCGGCGGCAAAAAGAAAGCCCGTCGTGATGACACTGACTTCACCCAGTTCAAAGAGGGTGGTAAGGTCAACGCGGCGGGTAACTACACGAAGCCAAGTCTTCGCAAGAAGATACTGAGCCAAGTCAAAGCCGCCGCGACTCAGGGTACGGGAGCTGGAAAATGGTCAGCCCGTAAAGCGCAGCTTGTGGCCAAGAAATATAAAGCCGCAGGCGGCGGGTACAGGGACTAAAGTGAAAGCGCCGCAGAAATCCCTCAAGGACTGGGGCGACCAGAAGTGGCGCACCAAGTCTGGCAAACCGTCTTCCAAGACGGGGGAGCGGTATTTGCCCGAGAAAGCCATACAATCACTCAGCCCTGCCGAGTACGCTGCAACCACAAAGGCCAAGCGTGCCGGTAAAGCAGCAGGCAAGCAGTTCGTGGCGCAGCCCAAGCGTATCGCAAAGAAAACAGCAGGGTTCAGATAATGGCAACTTCCGGCACCGCAGCATTCAACCTTGACCTGACAGAACTGGTCGAGGAGGCGTTCGAGCGCGTCGGTAGCGAGTTGCGTACGGGCTATGACTTAAAAACTGCACGGCGTTCCCTGAACCTGTTGTTCGCTGATTGGGCCAACCGTGGCGTGAACATGTGGACGTTCGAGCAGGGCTCCATCACGATGGTTCCGGGCACAGCTACATACAACCTACCGTCAGACACCGTTGACCTTCTGGAACACGTCATCCGCACGGGAGCAGGTAACGCAGCCACACAGGCCGACCTGACCATCACGCGTATCAGCGTCTCCACCTACGCCACCATCCCCAATAAGCTGGCCCAAGCCCGTCCGATTCAGGTCTGGATTGAGCGTCTTCAGGAGACTCCGCGCATTACCGTGTGGCCCATCCCCGATGCCAGCCAGACCTACACGTTCGTGTACTGGCGTATGCGCCGCATTGATGATGCTGGTAGCGGTGTGAATACGATGGACGTTCCGTTCCGGTTTATTCCCTGCATGGTGGCGGGACTGGCCTACTACTTGGCCATGAAGGTTCCCGGTGGCGTAGAGCGTCTGGGCATTTTGAAAGAGCAGTACGATACGGCGTGGCAGTTGGCCGCTGACGAAGACCGCGAGAAGGCGTCTGTACGTTTCGTGCCACGTCAGATGTTCATTGGAAGCGGTACGTAAGTGGGAAACCGTTTCTCCTCTGGCAAGAACTCGATTGCCGAGTGTGATCGGTGCGGGTTTCGGTTCAAGCTGACTTCCCTGCGGAAAGAGACCGTCAAGACGAAGATACGCGAGATTCTGGTGTGCAGCAGTTGCTGGGACCCGGATCAACCGCAGTTGATGTTGGGCATGTATCCGGTAGATGACCCGCAGGCGGTTCGTGATCCCCGCCCAGACCGCAGCTACGTGGCCTCTGGCCTGTTGGCGGATGGTTACCAAGGGCAGGGTAGCCGGAACATCCAGTGGGGCTGGAATCCGGTCGGAGGTTCTCGGTTTTTTGATGACGCACTGACGCCAAACCTCTTGGCTTTAGGCGTGCAAGTTGGTACAGTCAGTATACAAATTGGAGCGTAAAATGGCATTCAAATCAGCAGCAGACGGCATAGCCTCCAAAGGCAAGACCAAGGGCAAGAATCTGGGCGACAGCGGCCCCTCCGTAGCCATTCAAAAAGGTGGCAAGGGCGGTAACGGTGGCAAGACCAACGAAGAGATGCTCAAACTGGGCCGTGGTCTGGCCAAGGTCGCAAACCAAAAGCGAGGTTAATCATGGCTACAAAGAACAACTTGTCGGCTGCGTCCTACGCCAAGCCCCACACCATGTCAGGTAAACCCGTGACTGTGGAAGCCAATCCGGGTAAGCTGCCAAACCGCAGCAAGCTCGATACCGTTGACGCAACTGTGGGCAACATCAGCAAGTCCGCCGGTAGCGAGACAACCAAAACTGCGGGCACTGTGACTCGCGGTAACGGCTGCGCTACCAAGGGCATCACCGCCCGTGGGCCAATGGCATAACTAGGGTTTACCCGTGAACTATACGCAGCTCGTCGCGGCCATTGAGTCGTACACGGAGAACCAGTTCCCAGTCACGTACTTGGCGGACGGCTCTACCGTGTCCAGCACACAGCAGATTAACCGTCTGATTGAGCAGGCCGAGCAGCGTATATACAACTCGGTGCAGTTCCCGTCGATTCGCAAGAATGTGACCGGCAGCATCACGGCCAACAACAAGTATTTGGCTTGCCCAAACGACTTTCTGGCGGTGTATTCCATTGCGGTAATTGACTCGCTGGGTGTGTATGAGTTCTTGCTGAACAAAGATGTGAACTTCATCCGCCAAGCATATCCCCAGCCAACAGATACGGCGCAGCCCAAGTATTACGCATTGTTCGGGTCGCAGACCAACGACCCAAATGAGTTGACGTTCATCCTTGGCCCCACACCGAACCTAACGTATGGTGTTGAGCTTCACTATTACTACTACCCTGAGTCAATTACAACTGTTGCCTCTGGTCAGACATGGCTGGGCGATAACTTTGACTCTGTGCTGCTGTATGGCAGCTTGGTCGAGGCGTACACGTACATGAAGGGTGAAGCTGACCTTGTTACGCTGTACAACACCAAGTACAACGAAGCCCTTGCTCTGGCTAAACGACTTGGTGATGGACTTGAGCGGTCCGACAGTTATAGAAGCGGGCAATACCGTGCTCCGCCTTTGCCCCGAAACAATGGGGTCGCGTAATGGTAAGGCACAATCGCCAAGCAGCCAAAGCCTTAGGACTACCCAAGTGTTACGGCTCTCCCTGCCATAAACACCCAGAGCTTGAGGGCTTTCGTCGAGTGTCCGGCGCATGTGTTGCCTGTGCCAAGCAAAATCTGCAAAACAGTCGAGCGGCAAATTTAGAACGTACAAAAGTGCAACAGGATAAGGACCGCATCAAGCTGTTGCAAAACCCAGTTTATGTTGCTAAGAAACGCATTAGTGATACTGCCTACCGAGCCGCAAACAAGGCGCAATGCCGTGCAGTTATCGAGGCATGGAGCGCACGCAACCCCGAAAAGGTAAAAGCGTACGCAAAGAAGACCAAAGCGTTTAACTCTGGTCGTGTGCTTGCACACACTGTAAAACGCCGCTTGGCAAAAATAAAGCGCACCCCCGTGTGGCTAACATCAGATGACCACTGGATGATTGAGCAAGCATACGAGTTGGCCGCAGTCCGTACCAAAATGTTTGGTTTTGCTTGGCACGTTGACCATATCGTCCCGTTGCAAGGTAAACTCGTCTCAGGACTTCACGCCCCCAATAACTTGCGTGTCATACCCGGCGCTGAGAATATACGGAAGTCCAACCACTTTCAGGTAGCTACATGACCATCGCACAAACAGCAACGACCAGCTTTAAAATTGAACTGCTTCAGGCAGTTCATAGCTTTGGCCCCACGTCCCCTGACACGTACAAGATCGCGCTTTACACGGCGCTGTCAACGATTGGTCCCGGCACTACTGTATATACAACAACGGCTGAAGTTGTCGGTACGGGCTACACGGCTGGGGGTAACACACTTGTAATCTCTACAAGCCCTACGTCTGGCAACAACAACCTTGGAGTTCCCACTGCCTTCATCAGCTTTGCCAACTCATCTTGGCCTGCCTCGACATTTACAGCCCGTGGTGCATTGATCTACAACAGCACTGAAAGCAACAAATCTGTAGCGGTGCTGGATTTCGGCGCGGATAAGACCGTTTCTAACGACACGTTCCAAATCATTTTCCCAACCGCCGATGCCACCAGCGCAATCGTGCGAATCAGCTAAACAGGAGCTTACATGCCAATCGAAAACAGCCAAACTCAAGATGCCGTGCAAGCAGGCATGATCGCCAACAAAGCGTCAACTGAGCAAATGGGGGCCGGTGGCGTATACACCGTTGAGTGCGTCGGCGCTGACGGCCAAGTCAAATGGACCGACACGTTCCACAACCTCGTGATGAACGAAGGCGTGCAGGACATGAACGCCAAGTACTTTAAAGGCGCTACGTACACAGCCTCGCCCTTTCTTGGTCTTGTCACTGGCCCCGGCTCGGGAACTACATTTGCCGCAACAGACACGTTAGCATCCCATATTGGCTGGACTGAGAGCACGGATTACGCAGGCGCACGCAAAGCAGTCACGTTTGGCACGGCTACAACAGCTAATCCATCAGTTATATCTAACTCTGCGTCCCCATCGTCGTTTGCCATGAACGCCACAGTTATTGTTGGCGGTGCCTTCCTGTGTACAGTGTCGAGTGGTACGTCCGGCATCTTGTTTTCCGCTGGTGACTTTACGGGCGGCGACAAGCTCGTAGACAGCGGCGATACACTGAATGTCACATACACTTTTTCGCTGACTGCTACTTAAAAGGCGGCTAGGTGTTTGGTGATGCAGCTTTTGCTCAAGCTCCTTTCGCCGCACTTGGCGCGAGTGGTATTGCCTATGACGTAGAGGTAGCCGAGACGGGGACCGTGATATCGGATTCTGCTTTGGCAGCAACGTTTTTTGTAGCTACGAATACCGAAAGTAGCTCTGGTGTAGCCGCAGTTAACACGATCAACAACATCTTCAATAGCCTACTTTCTGGGGCGGCATCTACGGCGTCCACTCAGGCGGTACAGGTAGATTTTGCAGGGTTAATAGCAGAGGCGGCTTCCACCCAAGCAGCCCAGACGGTTATTGCAACGATGTTGGCAAACGCATCTGAGAGCGTTACAGCACTTGCTACACCTACAGCTAACTCGGTAGTTTTTGCAAGTATTTTGGAAGCAGTTTCAGGGGCAGACGCAAATATTGGAACGAGAACCTTCCTTGTCGGTATAACCGAAGCGGCTTCCGGGGGGAGTGTTGTATCAACCAGCGCGGTCTTTGTCGGAACAGTAGCGGAAATGGCTTCCGCAGTCTCTGCGCTGACGGTTTTGCGAGAAGCTAACGTATACCCTAACGGAGTTCAGCTTTACGTTTACATCGGCGGCGTGCTTGTTTGGGCAACAATCAACGACAGTCAGACGCCAAACTGGCAAAATATAGGCAGTACGCAGACCCCCGGCTGGAGCGTTGTAGTGGACACGCAGGCTCCCGGCTGGACCATCCTGCCATCGTAAGGAACAAAAATGGCTTTAGTTGTAAAAGATCGCGTACAAGAAACCACGACTGTAGTCGGCACGGGGACAATGACTCTTGACGGTGCAGTCCTTGGCTTCCAAACATTCGCCATCATAGGTAACAGCAACACAACATACTACGCAGTTGCAGACGCCATCACAGGGGACTGGGAAGTTGGCATTGGTACGTACACTTTGTCTGGGACTACGCTGTCTCGTACAACGGTATTGGAGTCCAGCAACGCTGGGGCGCTGGTTAACTTTGCCGCAGGCAGCAAGAACGTATTCTGTACGTACCCAGCAGAGCGTTCGGTGTACTTGGACTCAGCAGGTTCTTACCCTGTACAGAGCACATTCAACGCTATTACAGCCGCATCCATTGCACTGACTACTGGAACCATTACCACAGCACCAGCCGTTAGCGATGACATAGCAAATAAATTCTATGTGGACTCTATTGCGGCGCTGGGTATTGTCTACCATGAGCCTGTTTTTGTAGAGTCTCCAGTTGCTGCGGGTAATCTGAATGCCACGTACAACCAGCCGGGCGGCGCAGGAGACGGAGTTGGGGCCACGCTGACCAACGCAGGAACGCAAGTTGCGTTGACTATTGACGGGGTGTTGATGACTACGGGTAAGCGGGTGCTGATTCACAACCAGACCAGCGCATTCCAGAACGGCGTTTACACGGTTACGACTGTCGGCACTGTCTCAACTAACTGGGTTTTGACTCGGGCAACGGACGCAGACACTTACGCGGTTAATAGCCCTGACTCATTGGGTCAGGGGGATGCGTTCTATGTCCAAGCAGGCGATACGGGCGCTAGTAACCTGTATGCTGTAAACACTGTTGGGACTATCACGTTTGGCACGACTGCCATTACGTTCGCGCTTATTAGCGCGGCTTTCCCATACCTTGCGGGTACGGGTCTGAACCTGAGTCCAGCCACTACGTTCAACATCTCCAATGTTGGCACAGCAGGCACGTATGGCTCCTCGTCCAACGTCCCTGTATTCGTCACCAACGCGCAGGGTCAGGTAACGAGCGTCACGAACACGGGCATCGCCATCACATCTGCGGCAGTCTCTGGGCTTGCAGCATCAGCTACAACAGACACAACCAACGCAGCCAACATAACCACTGGCACACTTCCAGCAGGTCGTATTGCAGGCACGTATAGCAACCTCACAGGTACGGGCGCACTGGCAGCGGGTTCGTTGGCAACAGGGTTCACGGCAGTCTCCGCCCCACTGGGCGGCACAGGCTTAAGTTCCTACACCATCGGCGACCTGATTTACGCAGACACATCAACCTCCTTTGCCAAACTGGCTGACGTAGCTGTAGGTAATGCCTTGATTTCTGGCGGTGTCGGCTCGGCCCCAAGCTGGGGCAAGATTGGCGCAGCTACTCACATTGACGGTACGCTGCCCGTACTCAATGGCGGCACAAGTCTGACGAGTCTGACGGCTAATAATGTCATCTTGGGCAACGGCACAGGCGCACCGCTGTTTGTATCTCCGGCTACATCGGGTAATGTGCTTACTGCTAACGGCACAACTTGGATATCGGCACCAGCAGGTGGTGGTGGGGGCCTGACGTACGTCTACAAAACAGCCAACTACACCGCCGCAAGCAACGAAGGCGTGCTCTGTGACACCTTGGCTGGCGCTTTTACGGTAACGCTGCCCGCTACACCCGCTGTAGGTGTTCAAGTAATAGTTGCGGATGCTGGTGGTGCTTGGGGTACGAATAACCTCACTGTGGACCGCAATGGCTCGCTTATCGCTGGCCTAGCCGAAAATCTGGTCTGTGACATTGCAAGCGTAAGTGTCCAGCTTGTTTACGATGGCACGAGTTGGGAAGTCTACGCGCAGATTGGCGTTAACGGTGGCACACTGGTAACGCTCAATGATATTCAGACACTGACGAATAAAGACCTGACTTCGGCGACCAACACTTTCCCGACGAGCTTGGCTACTCTTGTCGGCGCACAGACATTAACAAACAAGACTATTGCCTTTGCAAATAACACCTTGACTGGTGTGCAAGCCGAACTGGTCTCCGGCAGTAACATTAAGACGATAAACGGCACGACCCTGCTCGGCGCAGGCGATTTAGTTGTGGCGTCAGGTATCCTCACCATCAACAATAAAGTTGCCGCCTATACCGTAGTTGCTGGCGATCTGGGTAAGGTTATCAACTGCACCAGCGGCACGTTCACGGTATCGCTGACGGCTGCGGCCACGCTTGGGGCTGGGTTTAATGTTACGATTTGGAATACTAGTGCAACCTCAACTGATGTAATTACTATTGACGCATTTGCGTCGGAAACAATTGACGGTTTGCAAGCGGTAATTCTTCGCCGTGGCGAAGGTATGGAGATTGTTTCTGACGGCTCAAACTGGCAGACGGGTAACAAAAAGGTAATGCGGGCATACGCGGAAAATATGCTTAGTACTGCCTTTAGACCAACAGCTTCTGG